CGTGGACATCGATGGATAAGATCATCACCATATACTATCATAATCAACTGCATATGTAGCAAGGCCTCCGTCGCGGCCATCGCGACCTCTGCATCAACAATGCGTGATATCTCATAGCAACACCACAAGCAGAATAATAACAAGGACACCCAGGAATCTGCGTGAGAAGTCACTACTGATCCTGACGGTACACCTCCATACACGACCATCCATACCCCCGCATACACATGTGTAATCCTTGTAATTAACCAATCAAAGATGGTCTTCAACATTTTCTTATATATTGGCCATGCTCGACTTTTCTTATTGTAATAAATTCCTCCATGTGCCACAAAAAACTCGAGCAATACCCTGTGTAGCGACTGATCACAATTTATCAAATCTCCCATCGAGTACACTGCCGCTGTTGGATCATCCCAGTCGTAGTGTAATAATTCCGCTATGCGATCCGCCCCTCCATATGACCATGTATGACCTATACAAATATAGCCACGCTCCAAATTCTGTCGCAAAGTAAACAAAACTCGTTCCGTAAGAGACTCCTCATCACTCGGAATAACAAAGAAACGAAATTTATCTGCATACTTTTGATAGTCCTCCAACAAGTACTTTTCATATTTGCCATAGGTCTCATCTTTCCCCTTCATTACCCATGCCTTATTCCTAAGCACCGGCACCCCATATGTCGATTCCCGAAACATCCGATTCACATTCTTGACCGCTCGCTCGTGAGACTCAAATTTTTTCCCCCGAGGGCTTACAAAAATTGGTATGCCTGTATCTGTTTTTGTCGTGAGATCGGGCCCCGGTGCATCGCCCGAACTGGCACCCAGGTATATTGAAGTGATGTATGTTGGGTCTGGATTAAATTCGTACTTTCCAAAATACTGCCTTGTATCTAATATTCGATAAAGCATGTCTAATGCTCTAGGCATAAGTGGTGCTAGAGCCCGCGCATACTCATTTAAAAATTTGACATTTCTCCCATATACTGCAGTCTGCTTCGAAAATTTACTTGAATGAAGATCAGCGAGAGCTGACCTAGTGTAGG